TGCATTGAGTGTTGATGTTAAATCATCAACTCAAAACAATGAACCAATTTATCCTTGGCCTCAAGTTATTAGAGAAACTTTGGGGGATGATAAACAAGAAAAATTTGAAATTGTTTACCCTGGTGACAAATCTATCTCAACAATGACAAAAGCGTATATTCCTGAAATATGGCCTGAGGTTGAATTTGTGGAGGAGTTTATTAAAGGTTATACTGAAAGGGAACCTAAGAATCCTGATTATGGTGACGAATCAAATGTTGTTACAAAACCAAACAGATTAAGTTTAAACGCACTTGATTTTCCTGTAACAAATGAAGTATTCCAAAATAAAGAGGAGATTAAATTTTTCTATGAGATATATGAAAGAATTATGGTTAATACCTATTATTCTAAATTAAACAGACAATCAGGATATGATTCTAGTATCTTTATGGTTGAGGCTGAAGATGAAAAAATTAACATATTAAAAAGTTTAGGTAATGATAATCCATTCTTAACTCAAAAATTAAAACAATATTTAATTGATCAAAACAATTTCTTAACATTTTTAAGACACATTTCAAACCAAGGTGAGGGAGAAAGTTGGCAAAAATTTATAAGAGGTGAATTTACAGTGAATTATCTTAAGAATAAAACAAATGTTCCATTTGAATTATTTAATCAAGAGATATTAACAAATGAAAGATCCCAACCAAATGTTTCATTAACGGATGAATCAAAAATTATTGATTATATTGGGAACCAAACATCAAATAATGAATTTGATTTTTCGGATATGTATCCTATCACTAATTTAAATTGGTGTAATACACATCTTGCGGATGGTAAGGCAATACAAAATGTTAATTTGGCTTATAACACTAAAGATGTTTTATCATATAATACGACCCATAAAACAATTTGTAATTTTAATAATGACGATACTAACGATAAGAAGAGACCTATAACAAACTTTAATTATAAAGCGGACGTATTTAGTCAAAATATTGACACTTCTAATTTCAAAACATTTTATAACAATAGAAAAATTGAGGAACAGTTCACAACTGAAGGAAATTTAAATTACTCTAATTATGATGGATTTGTAACTGATACGCAGACAACTTCAATTTTAAATACACCATACTTTATTAATGCGATACAGAATGGTGTTTATAATTTTAGATATAAACCAAATGATTTATCATCTTACAAACAAGCGGCATATCTATTCTTGAATAGTTTACCGTTAGCGAGTCTTAGAGAAAAATATAGATCGTATAATGAACCTAATGATTTAAGTTACATATTATCTACTATTAAAAAATTCGGTGCGGTACACAAATTACCGTATGCTTGGATTGTCAAATACGGTTCAATATGGCATAGATATAAAACTTGGAATGAAACAGGTGTTGACATAATAGATGAGGTTTGGAAAGATTTTGATTACTTAGGTAACTACGATCCTGTTACTTCTGCATCAACAAAAGTTTATAGTTTAAACATTGAAGGGTTCCAAAATAATATTGTTTTAGAGAACACCGTATCGAATACCCCAAATTTAGTTACATATAACTCAACAAGTATTAACACAGGGTTTTTCCCTAAGTTATATGATGATATGAATGTATTCCTACAAGGTTTACAATTATTTTCAGGGGTTACACAATTAAATGGTACTTGTAGTATTGTTGGGACAACTTTAGATGTTTATACCATAAATGATAATAACTTGGCTCCTGGTCAGGTACTTGCAGGACCTAACGTTGATGTGAATACAACTATTGTGTCTCAAGTAAATGGTACTACAGGTGGAGTTGGTAAATACGTTGTTGATATTACACAAAATGTTTCAATATTAAATGGTACTTGTAATATTACGGGAACAACAATGGACGTTTTAACGTTTAGTGGTGGTACATTATCTTCAGGACAAATTATTACAGGTCCAACAATTCTTCTCGGAACTAAAATTCTTAGTCAAGTAAGTGGTACAACGGGAGGTGTTGGTAGATACCTTGTTGATATATCACAAACACTTACTGGTGAGAACTTTACTGTGGTTACACCAAATACATTTTATGTAACTAATTCAACAACGGGTGGATATTCCCAAACTGAGATACAAGCATTAATTAATAGTGGTAAATTGGTTATGACCACAAATTCGTTAGGTAAAATTATTGAAACTAATGGTTTTGATCCTAACGACAATAATAGATCATTAAAGGTAACTCCTTGGTCAACTATTGTTAAAACTACCGAAGGTGAAAAATATTATGTAATGCCTTCATTTGGTTATACTAAAAATCAGGCAAAAGATGAATGTTTTAAGAATGACAAACTTAAGGTTGAGTTGTCAAGTAATCCTGCGGTATTTAATGGATCTGTAAGATTATTTTGGGGAGCACCTAATTATGGGTATTTTGATAATACGAAAATATCAAAACCAAATCCTGATTCATATTTAAAACAAATACTTAACGATAAAAAAATACAACAAAACTTCTCATTAAATGGGGATAATACAAAATACGATAAGATATCTGAAATGTTTACAACATTCGATACCGAGGTATTAGATTATTTTGAACAAGAGTTTTTAAACTTTAGTAGATCAATTTATGATTATAAGACATTGGTTCCAAGTGATAAAGATGTTGAAACTGAATCTGAAAGATCATATAAGAATTTCCAATTATTGATGAGAGAATTATTAGTTGTTGAAAAACCAACAACCCTTAATTCTGAGGGAATGATTAATTCTGTCATTGAAAAACAAAAAACAACCCTTCAAGGCATATTAACTAATTTCTTGGAATACAATGTTGTTTTAAAGATGGGTAATCCATCGATGTTTGATAGAAGATCATTCTTAACATTCTCCACTAAATTTTTAATTGACCCTATATCATATCAAGGTTATAACCAAGGAACAACAGGTAGTTTACCATCAAATGGTGGGACTATTACATTGGCTCAATCTAAAACCGCAAATCCTGAAACATGGAAAGCGTTAGAGAAGTATGTTGGATTTTCTGAGATACCTGAATTAGTATATTCGGATAACGGATCGTACATTACTGACTTCTTTATTGATCTTAATGTACAATTTACTGAAAAAAATATTCAAGATTTCGCACCATTGATTATGTTATATGCGACACAGAAACTTAATAATTTCTCGGTACCGACAAATAATGTCGTTATACCAAATCCTGTCCCAACACCTGTACCAAGTCCTCAATACCCTCCTTACACTGGAGGGACTAATTTAGGTGTCCCGAATGGATCGTCAAATGGAGCTACATTAAAACAGATTTCAACCCTACAGGATGGGAATAAAGTATATGTTTATCAAGCTGGTCCAAGATGTGCGTCGGTTATAAGAAATCCCTCAGGTGTTGTAATAAGAGAAACAAATTTGATATCAACTACTGTAGATCAAGAAAGAGAATCAATAATTAATGCTCAATATGGAAATTTAGCGACAAGTCCAAATGACAATCAATTCATTATAAGTACGGTAAATAATACCACATCACAAGTTACAACAACCACAACTACTATTCCTAATGTACAAAATTTAGGTAATAGTGTAGATGGAGTTAAGTTTTATGGTCTTATGGATGAATACCTTGATAAATCAGAAACTTACCTTAAAAATGTTATTTCTAATTTAATGACAGGTGTGAGAGCTGGATTACCAAATGTGACAATTGAAGGGGAAAAGGGTGTTAAATCACAACTTGAGGGAGAACAAACAAGAGTTGAGATGTGGGAGACCTTTAAAGCATTCAATGACACATGGATTGCTGGTGGGGACTTTAAAACAAAAACAATGTTTGAGGATATTCTATTATTTGATAGAGCAAGTAGAGATGTCGGACAAAAAGTTTATGTTGATATATTCAAAATTAAAGATTTAATTGAAGGTTCATTATATAAGAATAATATGTTGGATATTATCTCAACAATATTAACGCAGAATAATTTTACTTATTTCCCATTACCCGCTTACGCTAATTTCTACAACGCCCAAGACGCTGAGAAAAATCCTGTACCAAGAAGTGAAGGGTCAACTGAGTTTGCAAATTCATTTTGGGGTACGTTCTTAAACGTGGATTACAGAAACACATCACCTAAGTTTTTATGTTATTATGCAAACAAACCTAGTCAATATGTGGATATGAAAGACAATGTTGATTATAGGTTTAGGGATGACGCATTTGATCTTAGAAGAGCAAGTGATAATCCATTGGTAGAGAATCAATCAAACAAAAAGAATTGGGATAAATCAAATAAGGTCGTTGGATTCAATATAGATATTAGTAATCAAAATCAACAAATCTTTAAAAACTTTAGTGTTGGTCAAGATGTTGGGAAACCCACTGCGGAATCTTTGGAAATGTTAAATCAAATGGCAAACCAAAGTAGAAACAGAAGTACTGGATCACAAAATGTATCTTTATATAACCTATATCGAAACAGAAGTTATGAATGTTCTGTGGATATGTTAGGTAATGCCCTAATACAACCGATGATGTATTTTAATGTAAGAAACATACCTATGTTCTCAGGTCCATATATGATTACATCGGTAACACATCAAATTAGTGAGGGTGAATTTAGTACAACATTTAAAGGTTCAAGACAACCTTTTTATAGTTTACCTAAAATTGATAATTTTATTCAATCCTTAAGTTTAAATATAATTTCTAAATTACAAGAACAAGTAAAAGCAAATGAGGAGAAATCTAAAACATCACCTGAAAACGTAATATTCCAAAAAAATAATGTAATATCAAATGTTACAGGGACCGATACAATAACCAAAAATCAAGATTGTTCTGATAAAATTATATCAACATATGTTGGATATACACCATTAGATAGTCCAACTGTAACACAAATATCATATAAGGACTTTAGAAAATTACTTGATGATAGGATTGTTGCAAATGGAACACCAAAAGAAACCACAAGTAATGGGGTAACAAAACTTACGGATAATTTTATAAATTTATCCGCTTATTTATTTTCATTTATATATTTGGATTCGGCATCATCAAGTGGAATGAAAGCATATGAGAATAATTATAGTACAATTAATTTAACCGAAACTTATGGTGGATCTCAATTTGCTTCGTCAGTTAATAAAAAATATTATTGTTTATCAAGAGGAACAAATTTGAATATACCAATAGTTTCTTTCATCTCTAATGAAAAATTTGTTGACTTTGCAATCTCTAAATTTAAAGATAGATTGTCGTTAATTGACACAAATGTTCTTCCCGAAGTAGATATAGTTAAGTTGTATGTAACTAAGTACCCTAATGTACAACCTGATAATGTTTATACCGAAATGACCGAACAAGATAAGAATACACTACAGAATAAAGTAAAACAGGCAATAAATTTATATAAGTCATTAAATTAATTTTATTGAATAAACAGATATTTATAAATAAAACTATTATGAACACAAAATTAATATTAGACAATTACTTGGGTAAAAACACAAGAGTGTCAGAGAAAGATAAGGGTAATGGTTACAAAGAAGTTTGTGACTTAGATACTGGAGATTGTTATACACTTAGAATAAAAGACGGATTAATTGAAAGAGTTGATAACACTATGAACACATTCAAAAAAATCCAAGTCGAGACTAAATCAGGAATTAAACAATTATTAAACGGATAATCATGGCAATAGATCAAAAAATTTTAAACGAAATAAGTAGATTTAATTCTATTAATAAATACATAAATGAACAAGTTGATCCTGCATTGGACCCAGCTTTGGCACCACCTGCAGATCCTGCGTTGGCCCCTGACCCTGCGGCAGGAGCTCCACCTGTTGATCCTGCAGCTCCTTCCGATCCTAACGCAGTTGCACCAATACCGCCATCAGCACCTATTAATATTGAGACCGACCCTGATGTTGAGGAACTTGGTGGTGAGGGAGAAGAAGAAGAAAATAAAGAAGAATTAGATGTTACAGATTTAGTTGCAAGTCAAAAAAATATGGAACAAAAACAAGAAGAATATTTTGACAATTTATTTGCTCAACTAAAAACTCTTGAGGAAAAATTAGGTGAAATGGATGGTTTGGTAACTACCATAAATAACTTAGAGACTAAGTTTGATAAATTTAGACCTAAAACACCACAAGAAAAATTAGAATTGAGAAGTTTAGATTCAGGACCATTTAATCAAAAATTATCAGATTTTTTTGAAGATAAGGAAGAAGATATGGAGAAATCAGGTAAAAATGAATATGTTTTAACAACTGATGATGCCACTAACTACTCCACAAATGATATTGAAACATCATTTAATAACTACGACGACGAAGACACAAATATGATGTAACACTTTTGAGAGGGACATCAGTGTCTCTCTCAAATTTTTTTTAAATATCTTATTGACTACCCTATTTATTATAACTATATTTTCTACGTAAACCTTTAATTAATATATATACAATGGCGACAAACAACAATGTTTTAGATGCGGTTTTGGCTCAGTATGAGAGTTCAAAACAAAGTGGTTCTTCTTCCACTTCAAAATTCACACAAGAAGAAAGAATGAAAAAGTATTTCGCAGCAATCCTTAAGGATAACGAAAAACAAGGTCAACGAACAATCCGTATTTTACCTACAACTGATGGATCATCTCCTTTTAAGGAAGTTTGGTTTCACGAAATCAATGTTGATGGTAAATGGCAGAAGTTCTATGATCCAGGAAAAAATGACAACGAACGTTCACCTTTGAATGAGGTATATGACGAGTTAATGTCAACAGGTCGTGAATCCGACAAACAATTAGCTATACAATACAAAGCACGTAAGTTTTATATTGTTAAAGTAATTGACCGTGATCACGAAGAAGATGGTGTTAAATTTTGGAGATTTAAACACAATTACAAACAAGAAGGAATCCTTGACAAAATTATTCCAATTTGGAAAGCAAAAGGTGATATTACTGACTCTGATAATGGTCGTGACTTAATCCTTGAACTTACAAAGGCAAAGACACCAAAAGGTGCGACATATACGGTTATCCAAACCGTTATGTATGACGATCCAACACCAACACATGAAGACGCTGAACAAGCATCAACATGGGTCAATAATGAGTTGACTTGGGAGGACGTATACTCTAAGAAACCCGTTGAATACCTTGAATCAATTGCAAGAGGTGAAACTCCACGTTGGGACACTGACGCAGGAAAATACATCTACTCAAATAATCAAGAAGAAGAGATTTCTATGGGTGGAAGTGTAAAGTCTGAAGTTAAAAAGGATGATCCTCAGTCTAATCAAGAAGTTGACGAAGATTTACCATTCTAATTAAACTTTAACATGGACACTTGGAAATACTGAGTGTCCATATTTTTTAAAATCAAAAAAATGAGCAAAATAGCAGAAAAAATGTATGAGGCATTGTCCTTAAAATATCGTAGTGAAATAGCTGAAGCGGAAGCAACATTATTAGTTTATTTAACTTCACCTGTTGGTATTGGTGAACACCCACAACATCTTGAAGAAATGGATAAGTTGGTTGAAAAATTCGCTAATGCACAAGATAAACTTGAGTCATTGGAAAAAATTCGTAAATATAATTCAGTAATTACACAATAACATGGCGATAAGAAAAAGAGAAATATCTTTAGAGTCAATCAAAGATAAGTACTCAACAAAAACAAAATACAAACCAGAAAGTTTTTATAATCTTGGGGAGGCTTTTTTGGGGTCATCTGGATTACCGGGACCTATTATGGGTGGTATAAATATGTTTTTAGGTCATTCAAATACTTCAAAAACAACGGCAATGATCCTTGCGGCAGCAGATGCTCAGAAAAAAGGACACTTACCTATTCTTATTATTACTGAGAAAAAGTGGTCTTGGGAACACGCTATTGAATTAGGGTTACAGGCTGAAAAAAATGAACTTGGTGAGTATGACGGTATGTTTATATTTAATGATTCGTTTGATGTAATTGAACAAGCAACTGAATTTATTAATAATATTCTTGACGCTCAAGAAAAGGGAGAGATTCCTTATAGTTTATTA